TGCCTACGCCGCCTGGGCCCGCGGGAGCTGGCCCACCACGGCAGCGGGGCAGTGCTTCTGGATCTTGGCCCAGCGGAGCTCAGTGAAGAACGGCTGGCGGCGATACCAATCCTCAACCGGCGAATTGTTCTTGCTGGAGTTGCAGGCAGAGCATGCCGGGATGATGTTGCTCGCCTCATCGAGGCCGCCCTTGGTCAAGGCTAGGACGTGTTCAACCGTTAGCCGTTCGTGGTTATGATTGCGGGAATCACTGGCGTCCACAGCACAGAATGCGCAATGGTTGCCCCACAGAGCGAAGCGGGCGTCAATCTGCTGACGGGTCAGTGGCTGCAGGGCTGCGCGACGGGCAGCAGTCTTCCATGCGCGTCGGCGGCGGTTATTTTCGCGTATTCTAGTTGCATTTTCTGCGCGATATTTGCTTATGCGCTGTTTCTGCTTTTCTATATTTTTTTGACGCCAAAGCATATTAGAGCGCCGAAAAGCATCAGGATTTGCGGTTCTCCATCGGCGGCTGCTCACTCGTTTCCTTTCGGGATTTGCTTTTCCCCATTCGCTACTTCGCCTGAGCTCAATGTCTATATTTGCTTGGTAAGAGAGCCGTCTATGCTCGCGCACCCTCTCAATATTTCTTTGGCGCCAACGGCAGTTGGTTTCTTGCTTTCTTTCAAAATTGGCCTCTTGCCATCGCTGGTCGCACAGGCGCTTTTTTTCTGCAACAGCTGCTACCAGATATTTTCTGACCAAACTATCGGACCTCCTCAGCGCCCGCCCAATCTCCGCATAGCCAACCCCACATGCCGCCGCCACTTCCGCGACGACCTGATCCTGTGCTGTCCACGGCCTTGGCTTGCGCCGGCCGTTTTGCGATACTGATGCCATCAGCCTGTCCGTTCAGGTTGGTCACGCCTCGGGCTGGTGACACAGCGCCGGGGCACACCTATCCTAGCGCTGAGCTTCCGGCTCTGCAGCCGCTATGGCCGCCGGGGTTGGAGCTCCTCGTCTTCGTCGTCAGGCTCATTCGGCTCGGGCTCTGCCGGTGCCTCGACTTCCTCCACGGTCGGCATCAGGCCCAGGGACTCCTTCAGCTGGTTTTCGCGGGCGATCTGCGCGAGCACCATTTCCAACTGTTCGCCCGTGTATTCAGCTATCTGCTCGGAATGCGATTGCAACATCAACTGGCGAGCCAATTCTAACGCCTTCATCTCTTTCTGCGGATCGACCCACGAGTAACTTCTAGCCTGCCAGCGTGGAGAATTATACCTTTCTGGGCGAGTCCAATAATCGGAGAATGCAGGCGAGGGCAATTCACCCGCCAGCATTGCAGCACGCAGCCATTCCTCAAAGACGCGCTGGTGCAGGTGTTGAATCAAGATCGACTGAATCACCCGCCAGTGGTCACGATCTTCAAGAATCGACAGCCGGCTGCTGCTGTAGTTTGTTTGGCTGAAGTCGCGGCTCAGCGTCTCATACGAACACCCAAACCCAGCAGCAAACCGCCGCGTCAGGTTCCGCACCACGTTGTCGTACTGGCCGTCATCTGGTCCAAAGTCAGGCGCGACCGGCTCCTGTCCTGGGTCGAGGATGTTCCAGCTACCGGGCTCAGTGTTGAACAGCTGCTGGCCGTTCTCGACGGCATCGCCCTGCAGCTCGCCGTCTGGGGTGCGGATCCATCCGAGGCTGGCGGCCTGAACTCTTTTGCGTGTCCAGTGGGCCTTTTCGTATTCGCCGAGGTTATGAACCGTCGTGATCACACTGGCCAGCCACGGCACGCCACGGTTTTGGCCGATCCGCTCGGGCATGTAGACGTGAATCATGTCGGCGGCCGGCACCAACACGTGCTTTTCCTGTGCACCGCGACGGTTCAGGCCCAGCTCCACGTCGCCAGGGTGGCGGGTCAGGATGGCGTACCGGGTGGGGCGGCCCCATTGGTTGATCTCGACGCCTAGCCGCCATTCGTGGCCAGCGCGATCTGATACCCCGCTCTTGTCCTCATCGAGCTGGTGCGCCTCAATCAGCTCCAGCGCCAGCGGTGTGCGGCCCTGTCCCATCGGCTGCCGCACGATCCTGATCAGGCATTCGCCCGACTCCGGCAGGCTGCCGGCGGCCATCATCTCGAAGCCGTGGAAACTCAGCCGCCCCGCCACGTCGCAAGTATCTGGCCGGCACCAGCGGCGCCATGCTTCCTCCAGCAGCTGGTTGCGGCGCACGTCCTTCTCGGTGCCGTTGGGGCGCATCACCTGCCCCTGCATCTGGATTCCACGCGGCCCCACCACGTTGATCTGCGTAGTCCGCTTGGCCTGGCGGGCGTAGGGGTTGTCCCTGACCAGCTGGTGGCAGCGGTCGCGCAGTACGGCCAGGCTGACGCGCAGCTCGGCGTCTGCGGAGGTGGTCGGCGCCATCAGGTCATGGAGCAGCCGGTTACGCCGGGCGCCCTCAAACATCCGCTGGCCCTGCTGCCGGCCGTGCCGGGTGGTCAGGATCTGCCGCTGCAGCCAGGAACGGACACCCATCAGCTCACCCCCGTGAAGCGCACATAGAGCCGGCGCGGATCGCCGAGGCCTTGCGCGATCATCTCGGCGCGTTTCTCGCGGGCGACTTCAGCCTTGAGTCGGTCGCGCCACTTGATCAGCTCCGCCAGGTCGGCGCGGACCACCTTCCGGCCACCGTTGCCCAGGCTGCCGATCTGGTACTCCTGCGCACCCGTGGTCAGGGCGCGGATGGCCTCTTCAACCGCCTCCAAATCTTTCTGCGCCTGGCTGCGATCATCGAAGGCGCCGGGGGTGCCGCTGAATGCCAGGCTCTTGCGGACGGTCAAGCTGCCACGGCCGGTGGTGAGCGGGGCGCCGCTGACCGTGGAGACGATCTGCAGCTCCCAGGCGCCAAAGGCCATGGTGGCGGTGGTCTGCGCGGGGAGCGTCACTCGCCAGCCGTCGTCCGTGTCGCTGGCCACCGCCTCGATACCGGCGCCAGCTGCTGCAGCGCGGAACCACACGCGAACGGCCGTGGCATCAGGATGGACGCGGGATTCGATCCAGCTGGCTAGATCGCCTTGGTAGAGCTCCAGCGGTTGGGTCATTTGAGCACCGTGAAACTCCGGGCCTTTCGTGGCGCGGCCTGCTGGTTTAAGGCTACGGAGGCCGCCAGCTGTGCCGCCAGCTGGTCCCACATGGTTTGACGGTTGTAGCGGCGGCTTACTAGCTGGAGGGCGGCGTAGGCCATCCGGGTGCAGTCGCCGGCCTCATCCCTGCTGCCGGTCGGCTTGTCCCATTTGTACTCCCGCTTGCCAGCGCCTTTCTTTGGCATCTTCTTCCACGGAAACAGCTCGGCCAGAAACTGATCCGTAGACGCCTCGCCAAAGTGCAGATACCCAGGGCCAGGCTTTTCCTGCCGCAACCGGCCTTGCAGGTGCTGAATACTCGTTTCATACCCCACTGGATACATCAGCACGCCTTTTTTGATCACGCTCTGATTCTTTCGGTTGATATTGACTGGCACGCCCTTGCCGATCAGCGGTTTGCCCTTGCTTTCTGATCCCTTCATCGGCACCCATCTGCCGACCCTTGTGCGGCACCAGTCCCGCACCTCATGCGTGGCATAGCCACCATCATCAATGCCGCCTAGCGCAATCTGCAGCTCTGAGCCATCCTCCCGCTTCCACTTGGTTTCCAGCACTGCATCCAACTGATTCAAAGTTTCCAGCTGCTGTGGGTCGCCGTCGATTTCAAAATGCCCCACGTGCCAACCTTCCTCGCCACGGCCCCATCCCCATATCGTCACCACCAGCCGTTCAGCTATCGCACCGCCGCCGCCCTGCACGTCGACGCCAGCGGTCAGCACCAGCACGCCATTGGGCACCACATCTGCTGGATACCCATTTCATGCTGTTGCATCCTGCCGTCGCTGAGATAGTCCCTCTACATTCAGCTTTCCGGTGATCGTGTCTTCCCATGGCACGCCCAGCACCGTGTTATGGAATGTCTGCATTGAGTCGGTATCACCTTTGCGCATCATCTCCAGCGCTTCCTGATACTCGCTTACCAAATTTCCCCACTCAGCGCCAGCGTGGTAGCTATACGCTGCCCAGATATGCCGACTTCTGACGCGGGGGTAACCATCCTTCAGGATCTGCTGGCTACGGTCGAGCCCTAGCGGGCAGGCCCAGCCGCCATGCTCATCCATCCAACGCAGCCTGGCATAACCGATCAGATCGTGGCAGTTCTCGCATTCATACTTACCGGCATCATCGCCTTCTTTGCGCATCTGCTCCCATCGCAACACTTGATACTGGCCACAATGCGGGCATGGCAAATACCGGTACTGCTGATCACCTTTCTTAAACCATTGGTGCGTTTTGTCGTCAGGGTAGATTGGCGTACCGCCAATGATTGTCTTACGGTTCCAAGTGGTAGCGGATCGATTCATCCCTAGCTTGATCTGATCGCCTTCATCGATCGCGTCATACGCTGACGGCTCTTCAAAGATCACCACCGTCCGCTCTTTACGCCTGAAACCTTTGCCGCTTGCAGCGCTGACAATATCGATCAGGCCGCCATTGGTTAGCTTTTTGAGCAGGATAGTATTTGTCGCCGTTCCCCTGGCTTTCGACTCGGTTAGCAATCCTTGCAAGCATGGCGAATCCCTGAACAGATCTGAAATATCTTCCTTGCTGTATTCTTCCGCGTCATTCTGGACCGGCTGCACAATCATTATCTTACTTGGCTTCCAATGCGAGTAATACTGCACCGCGCCGATCTTCACGCACTCAGACCAGCCCACACGGGCCGACTTCATGCAAACCTCAACCTCCACGTACGGGCTGGTGAACCCGTAGAACCAATCACGCTGATAGGGCCTAGTCGTCCATTTACCCTTACTCGCTGCGTTACCGGTGACGTGACCGTGCGTGTCTGCATACTCAACGCCGCTTAACATCGGCCGCGGCCTGAAGCATTCCGCCAGGCTCCGCGCCATGCTGATCCGATCGCGGCAGATCATCCCTCTACCTCCTGATCAGCAAATTCCCAGTCCGCTACGTTCTGCAGAAACTGATTTACCAGCTTTGAAATAATATCCTGTTCTTCAACCGTAAGATGCGGAATCTGGTTTTTGATTTGCTGTGGCAAGCTTAACGCTTGGTTCTGCAAAGTTAATGCAACTGCTTTCCGTGCCTGCTCATAATCTTCGCGGTAGACCAGTTTTTCCTCCAGCAGCTCACGCTCTACCTGCAGCTTGAGTTTCTTTTCGTATTCGGTCCAGGCTCTTTCGGTGTTGAAGTCTGGGGTCTCGCCATCAGGGTCAGCAGGGCGCCTCTCGGACTGAGCCGCGTCCGTCTTCGCTGCCATCCGCTCCTTCGCCGGCCGTAGCGGCTTCTGTGCCGCCTCTACGGGCGCCTTGCGGCTGCCATGCTTGCTCTTTGTCTTGGGCACCTTCGCCCACGCCTCATGGAGCCCTTCCCGTGGCACGTGGCGCACGCCGTTTACCAGCACCTCTTCGAGAAAGCCGTTCTCGATCGCCCTGTAAACCTGATTCCTGCTCGTTAGCCCCAGCACTGCCGCAGCATCACGAATAGATAGCAGCTCGCTGTTGGCCACGTGTCACATTTGCTTGTCACAATCTACGCGTGACAGAATCTATGTGACAGGCCAGCTTGGCATAGGTGCTGGGGTAGGGGCCCTTTTGACCAATTGCGCTAACAGTCACATGATGGCCAGCTGTTCTCAACAAAGAAAACGGGCCGTCGGAACTAACA